ACCAAGCTGCCACGCGCAACCCAGCTGGTTGTTCTCAACCTTCAAGATCATTTGACGACCACGAACCCGCACATAAACCTGCCCAGTAAATTCTTCAATAGGGACGGTCGCGGTACGCACAATAGTGGCATCACTATTACCGCCGACAGAGATGGGATCGTTATAACCTGAACCAGAGTTCTGCATTGGAATTAAAGTCATAGTGACTTGCGGAGATGCTGCATCAGAACCCACAAAAGTAATGTCCGGCACGATACGCCACACAAAGCCAAAGTGATCGCCATCATCAATATCAAACTCAGAGGTTTCTATTAACGAGTTAATTGGCAATGATGTTTCAGTAGCGTTGTCGTCGTTTCCAAGTTCGTGGTAAACAATGTTATTGATTGTGGTTGCGGCCATTGGGTTGTTGCGCAAGCCGGAGTCAAGCCATGCGGTTCTAGCCATCTCACCATAAGACCACACGCCTTCGCCGTTGTTTTCAAAATAATTGTAAATTACATATCGGTCAATCTCGTTGGAGTTTGCCGAGCAATAGAAAAACCAGACCTCATTAAAACCTTCGTTGGTACTTGCAAAAAACTGATCTTGTTGCTCCAAGTTAATATCTTCAAAAATAAACTTACGTAAGTCACAACGCAACGTCTGCAAGCGACCATCGTATTTATAAAACTTGTCTATCCCCATCCAGTAAATCACACCAGAACCAATGGCCACAGCGTTAGGTCCAGCAATAGAAATGTTGTCGCCCAGCAGCTGGGAGCTCCAAACTACAGGCGGGCCTTGGTATTGCATTGAATACAAAGCGGAATCCGTAATCACCACAATCTCTTGACGGGTCTGAATGGCCGTTACAATTTTAGATCCATGAGACAGCAACAAACTTCCCGCTTGATTTGTTGCCGCCGGTGTCCATTGAGTCACACTTTCTTGGTCAGACCAACGCAGCAACATTGGATTTTGCGTAGAACTGCCGTAATCATTAGTGCCAAAACAAAACACAAATCGGCTAATCGCAGAAACAAATAAATAGTTTTGCATCAGCGGAACGTCTGAAGCGCCCCCTAAGCTGGACACCAATACTCCACGAGTTGCAACGCCGGTAGTACTATCCCAATAATACAAAGCACCGCCACGATAGCCAAATACCAAGTCCTCACCAAAGTTAGCTTGCGCCCACAACCGAATTGAGATGGTGGTTGCTCCTCCGCCAGTACCCCAAGTTCCAGAACCCCAAGTTCCAGCGCCCCATCCAACAATAGGTAGGGCGTAAGCTGCGCCAACATTAATTTGGTAAGCAGCAACAACGGATGCGCCACCATAGTTTCCAGCCACAATTGCAGAAGTCGTAGTAATTGTGTATGTATCTGTCGTAAGGACGGTAATTTGAAACTCAGCGTTAAAGATAGTGTCGTAAGTACCGGTAGCGCCACTGAAGGTTACAAAATCTCCCGTCAACCCACCATGCGCAGTATCTGTAACAGTTACCGTAGTTGTACCGTTACCGGCAAATGGATTGTTATTAATGGTTGTTGGCGCGGTTCTTAGTGGCGTAATGTCGTTGTACGTGCCACCCGACTCAATGTAAAACTTTAAGTTTGTACCAACGCCAAGGTAGTTAGCGCCGCCTAACGTTACCCAATTCCACAAAGAACGGCAAACACCCAAGAAATAATTAGCGGAAAGCCGTGTCCAGCCACCAATCTTTTCAGGCGTACCCTGACGGAAACGGACGTTGTTTGAAACAAAGTACCCGTTTTCATTGGTATAGCGGGTGTTTTCTCTGTTTACACCGGCTTTTTGCTGAAGTTTTTTTAATGGCATGGCTTATTTTCCCATCAATTTGGGTGCGCATCAAGCATAAAGCCGTGTGCCAGTTTTGTCGATGATTAACGCTTGTTTTCTTGGAGCAGTTTCTGGCGTGTTTGGGATGCTCAAATGGGTCCAGCGGTCAAATTCCCGGATGACTTGGTCATAGGGCAAGCCCGACGCAATAATGGTTTTAACCACCTGATCCGGAGTTAGTTGAGGTACTCGGATGTCCACAGCACAACCAATGCGATGCTGGCTAGTATCTTTACTGCCCACAGAGTCATTGACTTGCTTATTGCGAAAAGCTGAGTTAACCATAATTGGTCTTCCGCCCAAGGCAGTTTTGACCTCCTCAAGGAAAGTGGCAAGGCGTTTGAGGTTGGCAAGTTCTGCTTCATTTGGGGTGTTGTCCCAGCCGTTGCGTTCTGCGGCTTCTGAGGATGTAAGTTCATCAAGCGTAAAGTGATCGGTCAAATTCATTTCTTCACCCTGTCAGCAATCTTTTCCATAGTGCGGCCACCAAAGTAGAACGACATCACGAGCATGCCCCATTGCCCAAGCAATTCTACGTACGCCCCACGTGTTTCGTATTCAAAGATTGAGGCAATAGCAAAACCGCTGTATGCAACCAACAAGAAGATCAACGTCATGGGGCGGATGTTCTTAGACAGCCATGAATCACTACCCATGTCGGCCTGTACGCGCTGGGTCAGATTGTTTTGCTCTGTTTCATACAGCTTGGTTTCATTGGCCATCTTAGCCAGCTCACCGTCCTGCGCCATCTTGGTTAGCTCAAATTGCGCACGGGCCTTGGCTTCGGGATCCGGGATCAGCTTGTCAATGAGCTTACCGCCAATATTGAGGATTGCGTCTAGTCCAATCATGGTTTGTCCTTTGGTTTAGTGTCTTCATTCTGCATGAGTTTGATACCAGACAGGAACCCAATCATGCCGCCGATAAGAGTAGAAAAAGCGGGTGAAATCATTTTGAATATCTCTGCGTTGTCTACTTCTTTCGCCCACAGACCAAGGATAAACGCTGTGACCATGGCCAAAACACAGATGCACAGGGTGAAGCTGACCATCAATGTGACCCACAGCGTCAACTTTTCTTTCGTGTCCGGTACAGGTTTCTTTGTCATACATAAATGTCCAAAGTGCGATTTGTAAATATCTCCATGCGGAGGCGTTCCTGAACTACCTTCTTGCAGTAAATCTCAAACCCGATGTCCTGCAGCTCGGTTTGCTTCTGCTTGGACACCTCAAGCGTTTTGTTAGTGTCTTGGGTCTTTTCTAACTTTGCTTGGGCAAGGTCGTGCTTGTCAGGATACCCTGACGCTTGGACTGTCGGAAATAATCTGATGGTCTCAATCATTTGTCCTCCCTTGCCCTTGCCCTTGCGTAGTAATACAACACCTTGGACCTCAACTCCGCGCTATCCGCAACGCCCGCCCACTCAGCCAGCTTGTTCCAAATCCCTGCCAAATCCGCTGAACTGCAATTATCCCCGTTTGTTGTCAGCCACCTAGACAGTTCCATGTGGCGCATCGTGGGTTCATTAATCCAGCTCAGCGCATAAAAATCCGTAACTATGCATGGGGACTTAGCTTGTGCCCAAAACATCCAACCTATGAGCAACAGCCAAAACCAGCGCATTCATGTCTATCTTAATGTTTGCTTTCAGCAAAAATATTTACAAATACCGTACCATCCTCTAAAGCTTCAAGCTCATGCCACTCGTTTGCCACCAAGTTAACGGGCTGTGTATCTTTGGTCATTACAAGTGACTTGCCTTCTTTAGTGACTAAGCATGAACCTGAATGGCACATAGTTAAGTGCGCGTAAAAATGTTCATGCTTTGGCAATCCTTCACCTTTGTTGGCGTGGTACACATTTACAGATGCGCCGTCATAAGTGACTGTAAACTTAGGCGGAATTTTATTTATCATTTTCTTTTACCATTGGTATATCTTGCCATTTCCCCGTGTATCCTACGCCGCTGTGTATATAACGTATTTGGAATACTTGCGTACCATCTGCTTTTAAAAGAACACGAAACTCAGGGGTAGCGCCGGGGTAAATCATAATGTTTGAGCGCCTTCAACCGTAGGCTGCGGTTGGTTTCCCAATGGTATGTAAGGGTCTATAGGACCAAACTCACCTGCTTTTGCGCGGTGGTAGAGTTCCACTCCATACGGCATGCTGTCAAATGACGTAGCAGTAAACGGTAACTCTTCTGCAAACTCTTCAAATTTAATAACCAAAAAAATCTCTTGCCCATTTTCACTGTTCCAAACGGGGTTTTTTGCATATTGAACTGTTAACAATTGTGACTCCTTTGAAATTAATTAGCCCAAATAGCTGTTGGTTCAGTGGGCCAATTTAAATCTCCTGCTACTGGATAAACAGCAATCTGGCGCACTATAGATCTATAAGTTATAAAATCACTACGATTTGTTAAATGTGGATTACTTGCGGGGTCGTAAACATCGGGCTCATTTACCCAGTCTGTTGCGGCAAGACGACTTTCAGCTTCTGTTTTATTTTGACCCGCAGTAGGAACTAGCGGTACATACGGTGCAACTGGTCCGTACACTCCAGCAGCACAGTCGTTAAAAATTTGAGCTTCGTAGTCGTAAGTAGCATTTTGGTCCGCAGTAAAAGAAACCGGAGTAGATCCGAGCTCGGTAAAAACAACCATACATGTAATAGCTGTATGTTCTTGATTGTTCCAAACGGGACTAGTTACGCTTGTGTAGTTCATATTTTTTCCTTATTAAAATTTAAACAGGATGTATCCTACGCAATCCGTACACAAAGTACGTCAGAGTACGTAAGCCCGCAGTCACCACCAAAGAGCCGGTGTCGCATTAACCGCCATGTTCCGCTAATTTGATTTGTACCAGCACTATTTAATGCGGACACTT